GAAGCTTAGCCGTGCTAGCCTGTGCCTGTTGATTCCCGAGGGCCGCGAGGCCCTCTTTTTTGTCCCATGAGTCTCAAAGAAAACGCACGTTGCGAAAAGATTGCCCGCACTGGTCGAGTACAAGATTGGCTTGATTCCCCTGATGGACGGCTCGCCGTGAGCTGTACTACGTTTGTAGTAGAAGATTCAATGGAAGGGCCTGATGGCATTGAAGCATCATGGCGCTTTGTTTCTCATGCGCTGCGTAATGCTGCTGGTGCTGCTGTTAATTTGTCTAAGCTTCGCCCGGAAGGAGAAGCCAATGGGAAAGGGCTCATTGCAAGTGGTCCTGTAAGTTTTGCCACCATTTATAGCAAGCTTAATGAAGTGTTGCGTCGTGGTGGTGTGTTCAAGAATGGTGCCGTTACGTTGCATCTTGATTATGACCATCCCGATGCAATTAAGTTCATTCAAGCTTCGCGGCAAGCATTGCCATGGGTGAAGCGTTCTATTACCGTGGACGATGATTTTCTTGAGAAGTCTTCCGAAGAATTTATTGATGCCTTGCTCAAGGGAATTGCCTCTGGTGACATTTGGCTTACTAAGAAGCGCTTTGATGACAATGGAGAGCGTATTTGGCCTAATGTTTGCGAGGAAATTTGGCTGAAACATCGCGGCACTTGTTTGCTCCAGCATGTCAACCTTGGCGCCTGTTCCATTGAAGAACTGCCCTATGTGTTCACTGAGGCAATGGAACAGCTTTGCTCCCTCCATCCCATTACGGGCGTTGGTGATACTGGCGAATATCTCCCCCCTTCCATTGATAAGCAAATTGGCCTGGGCCTCCTTGGTCTTGCTAATTTCCTTTCCATTCATGGCATTTCCTACAAGGACTTTGGCGATGCTTTGGAAGCTTTTACCATGGACGACCCGCATCCTTGGTGTCATCACTGGTTTGACACCGTTGCAGGTAAAGCCGTGTACGCGCTAAGTGATGGTATTAGTAATGCCGAAAAGATTGCCCGTGAGCATGGCATGGAACGTGCCTTCTGCATTGCTCCTACAGCCACCTGCTCCTATCGCTACCTAGACGCCAAGGGTTTCACTACTGCCCCTGAAATTGCTCCTCCCATTGGCCGTACTGTTGATCGCGATAGTGGCACCTTCGGCGTGGAGAGCTTTGACTATGGGCAAGTAGAAATTGCCGCTGAAGTGGGTTGGGACGCCTATTTCAAAGTGGCCAATGGCATTGTTTCTTTGTTTCAAGAAACCGGCCTATTTCATGGCTACTCGTTTAACACTTGGGGAGACATGGTTTCTTATGATCGAAAATTCCTGCAAAATTGGCTAGAATCTCCTCAGACAAGCATTTATTATTCCCTGCAGGTCATGCCTGACATGCAGCGGAAAGATGATGCTTATGCTGCTCTAGACGACGATTTCAAGAGTGTATTTGGGCTTGATGATAGTGAGCCCCTGGAAGAGCCTATTGCCAGCAACGTAGATGCAAATTTCTGCTCTAGGTGTGCTGAATAAGCCTCTTTCCCATTGATTCTGCTAGGGCCGAAAATTCGGCCTTTTTCTTTCTCTTCCACTTTGCCCTTCCCCTAATGACAACCATTCTCAATAAGAGCCCCTATCTAAGCGTTCTTGAACAGAAGCGTTCTTGGCAGCCAGTGCCTGTTGCCAAGGGAGTGGTCACTGAAGGCGCCGAAGACACATTGTTTAAGGCATTGGCCCTTCGCCACCTTGAAATTCCCGTGAAGGAGCTTCTTGAAGAAGGACTACAGCGTGAGCTTCCCTCCACGCCTGGCATCATTGAAACCTTGCGTTCCAATCAGGAAGACGAAGATCGCCACTTGGAAGCATTGGACTACATTGCCGCTGCCCATGGCACCAACGAGAAGGCAGAGCGTGAAGTGCTGAGCATCCTCAAAGCATGGAATGAGCACCCAGCCCATCCTATTTTGAAAGCTGGCCTGATGGAACGTGCCGTTTTCTTTGTGGCCTTGCCTTTCTTCCGTCAAACCGGCGACGTGGGCATGCGTACTGTCTCGCAAGACATTTCGCGTGACGAACGGGTTCATACAGTGGTAAATGCCATGGTGAGCAAAGAGCTAGGCGAGAAGGAAAGCGCAAGCCTTGAAAAGCTTTGTGCTGCTACTGCCTCATGGTTGTTTGATGATCTTGGTCAGTCTGCTAACCAATGGCTGGATAAGGACTTCTGGCTGCGTCAATCCAAGAGCTTGTTCTGGACTGGTAAAGCTCCTGAAATGGCAGTTAGCAGGAATTCCCGTGCGATTTCTTTCTTCGAAAGTCCGAATACTTCGCTCCCTATGTATTCTTAGAGACCGTAGCTGATTTCCCGACCCATCCATGCTACACTGGCAACGATAGAGGGCAGTCCACTGCTTGCACGGCTGCTCCATCATCTTCCCCTCACACCTAGTTCAGAAGTGCAAAAGAGGGGGACATCTGCGCAGAGTCGTCTGCGTATGAAGCCCCGCAGAAGCCTTTGGTTTTCCAAGGGCTTTTGTGCTATATTGATCGCAGGGCAGGAGAGAGCTGCTAATGCGCGTTGGACCCATAGTCCAAAAGGCGATAGCTTCTTACACTCTCCTGGTCCTTCCGAGCTGGTAGCCCAAGAAGAGGCAAGCCGACAAGGCACCAGAGTGGTGGTTCAAATCCATCCCAGCTCTTTCCCCATTGTTTCTATGGCGCCCAAAAAATCGACCATGAGCCGCACAGCATGGGTGTGGTTCAAGAATGGTCTAGGGGAGCCAGGATGTTGGAAGGCAGGCTTCAGGGCCGTTGAAGAGCCCTATCAGGGCTTCTATCGCATGGAACACACGGACTACCGCACTGAAACACTGCCTGCCTGGAGGGTTGCGTTTGTCAAGCCTGCTGATATGATGGCATCGCCCTTTGTTCCTGCCGAGCCCATGTGGCGGCACTTTTTAAAGTAGTTTTTCCTGTACCATGGGAGGAAGTGAAAGCTTCTTTCCTGCAATGACCTTCACGAAAACTATTGGTGGTCTTGATCCATGGTCAATGCCAAGTGACGGCACTGACTATGTAAGCATTGATGCTGAAACCAAACGATGGGAACGCAGGCAATATCACAAGGCATCACGCAGAGAGGTCAAGCTTTCTCTTCAGCGCGAGCAGGATAATGATAACGAATGATGAGCGCCGCACTTGGACCACTTCCATACGCACGCCATGGAATGCCCCTATTCACAATCTGTTAAAGGCCATTGATCACCACAACGTTCTTTATTTCCAAACAGCGAATGAATGGCACCTAGAGAAGGCAGCCATGCTTCGATGCTATGTGGATGAGCTAAAGTCTTGGATACACAAGGAAGAAGCCAATGTGGAGGCTATGGGCGAAAGCATTGGGGAGCAAGGAGGGCAAGCATGAAAAAGAAGCAGACATTGTCGCTCTTGTGCGAACTGCCATTCTTTTTTCATACTTGGCCACCAACCTTTTCATCGTGGCTGGCGTAGTGCGCCACTGGGACGACTCCTCTAAAGATCAAAGCACTTGCATTCAGCGCAGCCAGGCTCTTTCTCACAGCGCTTCTCCCACCAGTCAGCCCTAGCGCTTTTGTTCATAATTGCGGTATATTGCCTCTCTTGAAGCTCATACTTCTCTTGAAGCACTGCAAGCTCCTCCTCGTTGCTACCAAGAGCCATCATTGAAGTGATGGCATAGGCAGTATCAATGGCATCAAGGAAAGCCACGCCAGCTTTTTCAGAGACGATCATGGTTGCCGAAAAGACTTGGGATAGTCTAGTCTTGATTGGCCGATTGGCGCCTTTGCTCTTGTGTGAATTTCCGCAAACGAGGCAGTAGCGATGGTTGATAAAAATGTTCAGCAGCCAATAGTTGTAATGCCGTTTGCTTATTGCTTTCAAGGAGGGCTAAGAGAAACGCTGCTTCTTTATCGGACAAGTCAAACGGCATGGTCATTTTTCACGGCCTATGGTAAAGTCGAATTCCTGAAAATTGTAGCACTACTAACGCACCAGGCTCTCGATCCAATTGATGTCGTCTTCTTTTGATGCTTGCAATACGGCAGCAGCAAGAGCAAAAGCAAAGTCATCTACGCCACTTTCTTTGCCACCAGTGATTGACCATTGGCCAGATGCTTTATATACCACGCCTAAGTTCTTAAGTTGCTTTACTGCCTTCTCATGCCAGTACAAATCAACTAGGCCAGAATTAAACAATTCCTTCATCTTACTGAAGGCCTTCATCTTGGTACTAACGGACCACGTTAGTTCTTCGATGGGAAAGTCGCCAGACAATGCTTGAATGGTTCCCGAACTATTGTATTGGTCCAAGACAATGCTGTCAAAATTGTAAAGCTTATGGTGTTCTCGTATCCAATCTTCCACTCCGCGAATATTCACTTCCTTTTTCCCATTGATCTCAAAATCCGCGAGAAAAACGTGAAACTTATCAACCACTAAGGTGCCTCTGTCATAATGCACAATGCAAGCAGTGTAATCATCTCGACCCACGCCACCGCGAGCGGGGTCAAGAGAAAGAACATAGGTGCCCAGAAACTCTTGCGAAGGAGGCAGAACTGTCCGTTCTCTATTGATAGCAGCATCTATAACTTCGCTTGCAAGAAGGCAAGATTGATTGCCACGGAACTGGGCGCCGAATTCAACATAGAACGACTCTTCATCTTTCTTCAGGGCATTCTGAAGAAAGTCACAATCAAAGGGCAAGTTGGGGTTGACTTCCCAAGTTGGCAACTGCAATGCCCTCATGCCTGGAAACTCACCACTATTCGCCTGCTGGAAATGGGAGTAAAACAGGCCCGAGGTTAACCAAGGGGACGATAGCTCAATGATCTTCCCGTACTTGCCGAACTGTGCAATGGACGGACCTAGCGCAGTGTAAAGAGCCTCGACGCCCCTATTAGTATCACCATCCATACTGAAGGCGCATTCGTCCATTATCACGCCAGCGACTGCTTTACCTCTTGAAGCTCTAGCAGAAGCTGGAATTGCTCGAAATACACAGCCATTACTAATCTCAATCTCCAAGGTGGTATCTCTTAAGACTTCTTGACGCAGTGGGCTGCTAAGAATTAACTGGCGAATATTGTCTAGTGCAATCTTTGACTGCTCTAGATCATTTGCAACTGTGACGATGTAAAATCTTTCGTTCTTTCTTATGCGCTTGCGAAAGTATTGATCCTGGCAAAAAGCCATGTAAGTAGCAGCAACAGAAGCGCAAAAAGTTTTCCCTGACCTACGTCCGAGCACCCAAATAGCATGGCTAATGTTGTCTTCAAACAATTCATTGAGCAGTTTTTCCTGCCGTGGCCAAAGCGGAGTTCCCAATACATGTTGTGCAAATTCACTGCAACTTAACGTGCTCATTTGAGACTCTCCACTATACGACCAGTCCATCCCTTGTGATGGCCTTGCTTTCCGTGAACAACTTTGTTTAGACTGCCATTGGTCAAACCGTATTGCTTTGCAAAATCAAATAGATTGTCTGTGACGTACACCTCGCCATCGGGATCAATAAGTTCATAGAGATAAAGTTGTGATTTCAATTTATTCATGATTTTACCCTCTGGGGTTTGCGAATACTGCTTACGGCGTTCCGCTATTTTTTGCCGAGTTTCATCGGAATGCTGCCTGCCCCACATGGGATTAAGTTCGCCACGCACGGCGTCTCCACCAAATTTAGGATTTCCTTCTCCTTTCCATCGCCCTTCTCGCTGCCGAGCTTCCTTTAGCTGCGCTCGATGCTCAGGGGATACAATCATGCCTGATGCTCCTTCCCCACCATCGCAACGATTATGCAAAATGCCTGTGCCATTATTTACACGCCCGTACATGGCTATGCAATAGCGCTCCAGGGCAAAGGCTTCGCTTTCCGCCAATCCCTCTTGGATCAAAGCAATAAATGCCTCGTCTTTAGGAATTGGCACGGTGCGTCCTTTCTTGGACCAACATCTATTGCCGCTACCCTTTCCAATGTAATAAGGCGAAAGCCTTGGCCCTCGCTCTGAGTCCTTGCTGCGAAGGTAAGCGTAAACATAAAAGCGACGGGGATCTTTGGTCACAGTAAGGCCTCCATGGGGCGAAGAGCTGATTGTGGAACGAAGTACGCTGGCCGTCCTCTTGCAGGATCAGCCCAGTAGACTTCCTTTATTCCTTCATGTCCATAGCACCAACCATGAAGCAAAGTTTGCCGATTTTGAATGGTCACCAGCACAAACTTTTTGCTGGGATCTTCGTTCTTCTGAATAATTAAATCATAGCTTGCTTTGCTCCTGGTTTTTACATCAATATTACCAGGCAAGTCATCGCTGCCTCGATTGGCTTTAGTCTCCTTGAAAAGATGCTCTTTGAGTCCTAGGTATGACGCCACTGCAACTTCCCCTGCTGCCCCCAACAAATGGATGTCTAGTGCCCTGCTCCCCTTCCATGCGCCACCATTGCGCCCCCTCAAGCCTTGTGCTTCGTTGACCGCTTGCCTACGAAATCCCTCTGCGCGAGCCATTTCGCGCTCTTCGTCAGTAAAGATGAATTCAATGTGCGCGTGCGGGGCCATAGAAAGGAGACATCAGAGCCACTATACCACTGCTAGCATAGGAATAGCCACACAAAAGAGCAATGTCAGAAGAAATCTTGGATTTAGGCCATGCAGACGAAGGCGGCCTGCGTGCTGATGGCTTGATGAACGTGCTGACTGGCATGGGCAGTAGCCGCGACAAAAGCCAGTACACCTACACCAAGGCCATCACTTTTCTGGCGCAAGAGGAGCTGGAATCGCTCTATGGGGAATGGCTGCCTCGTCGCATCATCGACATCTATGCCGAGCAGTCCACGCGCAAGGGCTTCAAGGTGTTGTTTGGCGGAGAAGGGCCAAAGGCTGAGGAAGTGGTGGGCGTTGAGCAAGTCATTGAAGATTTGTACATCCTTGAAAGCCTGATGCTGGCCTCTAAGAATTCCAGGCTGTATGGCGGCGCTGTCATTTTGATGTACATCGACGATGGACGCAAAGCAGACCAGCCAGTGGACAAAAGGAACATCTACAAAATTGAAGGCCTAGAAGTATTGGATAGGTATCAAATTGCACCAGTCATCACTGAAGCCAACATCTACGACTATTCCAAGGCCACTCACTATCAAATTATTGCTGGCGATTTAATCAACCAGCCCAACCTCACCTACATCCACAAAGATAGAATATTGCGCTTCGACGGCGACTGGCTGCCCTATCGCATTAGACAACGTAACTATGGATGGGGAATGAGCAATTTGCAAGTGATCTACGATAGTTTTCGCCACTACTGGACCGGCTTGAATTCCGCCGCCACGTTGCTCACGGAATTCGACATCTTTGTGCATAAGATTCGCGGGCTTGCCGCAATGCTTGGCGCAGGCAAGGAAAGTCAAGTGAAGGATAGGCTTGTCGTCAATGACATGAGCAAGAGCATCTATCGTGGCTACGCAATTGACGCAGAGAAAGAAGAGCTTGACTTCATTAGCCGCAACTTTAATGGCATTGGAGAGGTGCTAGAAAAGCTCCGCATTGACATCATTGGTGCTTCCAAGATTCCCCACACTTTACTGTTTGGCGAAAGCCCTGGCGGCCTCGGTTCCACTGGTCGCAGTGAAGAACGTGACTTTGCCAAAACTCTTGCAGACTATCAAACGGCCACTTTCAAGCGACCCCTTAAGCAGCTCATTGAATACATCCTGCTTAGCAAAACTGGCCCGACGAGTGGCAAGCTTCCAGAATCATGGCGCATCCATTTCAATGACTTGTACGAACTAAATGAACGCGAGAAGGCCGACGTGAGAGCGCGTGTGGCTGCCGTGGATGGCCGCTACATCCAACTTGGCGTCCTACACCCACAAGAGGTGGCAGATGCCCGTTACGGAGGCTCTGAGTGGTCAATGGAACTCACTCTCGACCCATCGCTTCCTCGTGAGCTTCCCATGCAAGGGCAGAGTCAGGGGCAGAGTAAGGGGCAGAATGAAATGGCCGTGCCTCCTGGCGGGCGTGATCCTCTCAACGAA